TTCATGCTCTCCACGGCGGCATGCACCTCCGCGGCGACGACGGCGAACTGTTGTACTGCCACTATCACCGACTGTAGTTACGCCGTATCGGAATTATCATTGATATGCTGCTGCGAATCGTTACACGCTCTTTGCCCCACATCTGTCGTGAAAGGTGCTCAAAGCCTGCTTTTGGTTCCGGTTTTTGCCGACTAACTGCACTGCGGCAACACTTCCGGCGTCGGATAGCCGCTTATTGTCTTCGCGTGAGTCTGAAATTAAGCCGTTCGGAGCGATGATTCCACGAACCGCCTGCAAGACCGATTTTGGGACAAAAGTTTGCCGGAAAGAAAAAAGCCGCTATCGCGGCGGGCATGGATGTTCAGACATTCAAGAAAATGGAACAAATCAAAATGCAGAACGCTCAGCTTGAGGCGGAAGTAAGACGTAATAGAGCTGAGGCGGAGCAAAGGGAGATGTTTAACGCTTTAGCCGCGCAAGAAGCGGACGTGAAAGCGGTTTATCCGGGGTTTAGTCTGAGCAATGAACTTGGCAATAAAGAATTTGCGAGGCTGGTATTTAATAACGTGCCGGTTAAGACGGCGTATGAGGTTGTCCACAGAGACGAAATTATAGGCGGGGCAATGCAATTCACGGCGAAAAAGGTTGAAAAGCAGATTGTCGATAATATTTTGGCCGGACAGCAAAGACCAACCGAGCAGGGCCTTTCAAAACAGCCGGGAGTAGTTACGAAAGTTGACCCAAGCAAACTTACTAAAGAACAAAGAGAAGATATAAGAAAAAGGGTAATGCGGGGCGAACGTATAACATTCGATTAAGATTTCCCCGCGCATAGGAGGAAATATGGAAAAGATAAAAAGAAATTTGAATTTACAGCTGCTTGCGGAGCCTAACACGCAAACGACTACTACAACGGGGAGCGGCAATGATTTGTCTGCTGAAATGAAGACATATTATGATACCGAGCTTATAGAAATGGCGGGGCCTCAGCTCGTGCATCATCAGTTCGGAATGCAAAAGCCGATTCCTAAAGGCAAAGGAAAGAAGATTGAGTTCAGGAAGTTTTCAAACTTTAAGAAGGCTACAACTCCTTTGACCGAGGGCGTAACGCCGGACGGAAGCAAGATGAACGTTACCACTATTGAGAAAGAAGTGGCGCAGTACGGCGATTACGTAACCATTTCCGACGTGCTTGAGCTTACCGCCATTGATGATTTTATCTTAGAAGCTACGAACAAGCATGGACAGAACGCCGGACTTACGCTTGACACGATATGTAGAAATGAGATTAACTCCGGCACGAATGTGAGGTACGCGCCGAAACTTGCAGACGGAACCGAGACAGAGGTTACTAAGAGGGCTGATATGGACGCTACGTGCGTACTTACGCCGGATTTGGTGGCAAAAGCCGTCGCCGACCTCAAAGGCAACAACGCTCCTAAAATAGATGGAAGCTACATAGCCATTATTCACCCGTTCGTAGCATACGACCTGATGAAAAGCAAGGAATGGATAGATGTAGCTATATACGCGGATAAAGAGAGGATTTTTGAGGGAGAGATAGGAAAGCTGAGAGGCGTAAGATTTGTGGAGACAACCGAGGCGAAGATATGGAACGACGCCACTTGCCCTATCGCTAAGGCTGCTTCGGACCCTGACCCGGCGGAGTATTATTCGGTGTTTTCCACACTGTTTATAGGAAAGGACGCCTACGCTAACGTAGACGTTAACGGTGGCGGACTTGAAGTTATCGTAAAGCAGAAAGGCTCCGCGGGTTCGGCGGACCCGTTAAACCAGAGGTCTACGGTAGGCTGGAAGGGCATATACGCGGCTAAAATACGGATACCTGAATATATCGTAAGAGTAGAGAGCGTATCCGCGTATAGCAAGACGGCGGAAGCTAACTAACGAGGTGAGAAAATGGATAAAGAAATATTAGAAAATACGCCGGAGATTCCGAAGGAAGAAAAAAGTTCCGCGAAAGAAGTTAAGGCGTCAAACAAAAGGACGGTAAAAGAATCGGCCGGAAAAGATGAATCAGAAACGATTTTTATACCGAAAGGCGGACGTAACGAAGAAAATTTCGTTATAGTTACGATAAACGGAAAACGCTGGAAAATACAAAGAGGCGTATCGGTTGAAGTCCCTAAATGCGTCGCTGAAGTGTATAAACACAGCCTTGCCCAGCAGGCCTCGGCGGACGAGTATTTGGATTCGATTGAAAACAATAACGCACGGTAAAATCAGTAAAGCGGGCAAATTGCCCGCTTTATTAAATAGGAGGAAAGATGAAAACTATTAAGGCAATAATCGACTATGTAGATAGCGTAAAGCCGAATCAATATACGAAGGAACAAAAGATAGAGTGGCTTTCAGAAATAGATTATCAGATATTCAATGAGATAATATTGACTCACGCGCACGAGGAGGGCGCGTCGTTTGACGGATATAAGACCGGTGATGAAAATAAAGAACTTCTGGCGCCAGAACCGTACGCGAATCTTATATACACGTCTTATCTTGAGGCGAAGATAGATTATAATAACGCGGAGTATTCAAAGTTTAATAACTCAATGGTATTGTTTAACAACGCCTATGAAACATTCCACAAATTTTATAAAAGAAATCATAGACCTTATCCTGAAAAATTAAAGGTTAAGTTTTAAAGGGGTGAGAGAATGTTATTTCCCATGCTGGACGAACAAAAGCAAAGCAGAAGCTATATACAAGCATTTAAAGGCTATAACAATAATTTAAGAATAAATGAAGATGAATTTAGCGACACAAGGAATATGACTTGTGAATTTTATCCTATTTTATCGACAAGGCGCAAGCGTTCGGTTAAAGCGTCGCTGATTGAGGGAAAAGGCCTTATAGCAAAGGACACTCTCGCGTGGATAGACGGCAATAAACTTTACTATAATGGCAATGAAATAGAAGGTATTACGTTAAATAACCAAGAGCCTAAGCAGCTTTTATCTATGGGAGCTTATTTATGTATATTTCCGGATAAGATATATCTGAACACGAAAGACTTTACAGATTGCGGGTCCATGGAGGCGGCATACGAGACTGAGGAGAATGTGGTACTTACGTTATGTAAACAAGACGGTTCGGCGTATGAAAATGTAAGTATGAATGAACCGGAAGAACCTGAAAACGGAGATTTATGGCTCGATACGAGCGGAGAAAACCATATTCTGAAACAGTATTCCTCGACGACGGCAATGTGGGTACAAATTCCGACAGTTTACGTTAAAATCGAGGCTACAGGTATAGGAAAGAGGTTTGAGGAGGGAGACGGCATAAAAATATCCGGTCTTGAGCTCGCGGGAGTGCTGGAAAAACAAATAGAAGCGCTTAACGGAAGCAAGGTGATTCAAAGCAAGGATGATAACTATGTCGTTGTTATAGGAATTATAGACGAACGGGCGACGGTAAAGGGAATAACGGCGGAGAGAAGGCTGCCGGATATGGATTATATTACGGAGGCGGGAAACAGACTGTGGGGCTGTTTTTACGGAGTAGCGGACGGAAAGACCGTGAATGAGATATATTGCTGTAAGCTGGGAGATTTTAAAAATTGGTATTGCTATCAGGGCTTATCGACAGATTCTTGGGCCGGGTCTGTAGGAACAGACGGAGAATTTACCGGCGCGGCTACTCACCTTGGTTATCCTATATTCTTTAAAGAAGACTGTTTCCATAAAATATATGTATCGTCTCAAGGAGCACATCAAGTTGTTACCGTTAACGCGAGGGGAATACAAAAAGGTTCTTGGAGAAGCGCTGTTATAGTGAATGAAACTTTATTTTATAAATCAAGGACTGATATATGCGCGTACGACGGTTCTCTGCCTACAGGGTTATCAAATTCTCTTGGTGGCGGCAAGTATTTTAACGCGTCGGCGGGCGCTATAGGCTCAAGATATTATATTTCAATGGAAGATACAAACGGAAATTGGCATTTATTTGTATATGACATAGATAAAGGCATATGGATACATGAAGATAATTTAAAAGCGAGTTATTTTGCTAAAAAAGATGATGAACTTTATGTCATTGCAGATAACAAGATTATAGCCATGCTTGGAAGCGAGGGCGAAGTTGAAGAAGATTTCGATTGGAAAGTGGACACGGGCAATATAGGCTACGATTCGCCGGATAAGAAGTATTTATCGAGGTTTAACTTGAGAATGAATATATCTCAAGGCACGGTAGTAAGAGCGTATATTCAGTATGATTCTGACGGGATATGGGAGTCTAAAGGGACGGTAAAAGGCAATACTCTCGGAACGTTTACTCTGCCGATAGCTCCGAAACGCTGCGACCACTGCAAGATACGGCTTGAGGGAAGCGGAGATTTTAAACTTTATTCGATTGCTAAAATATTAGAGGACGGAAGTGATGTCTGATGTTTATTGAAAGCCCCAAAATGGCGTCTACAGGAAGTGAAAAAAAGGACATAGAACAATTAAGGTCTTATTTATTCAGAATGTCAGAGCAGCTTAATCTGGCTTTGGAAAACGTAAACGGGACGGCTTTATATACTCAAAACGCGTCTCAGACAGGCGGGAGCGGGAGTTCTGACGGTAAGGACGTTTCTTCCGGCGCAATAAGTTATGACGAGTTGCGAAGTTTGATAATAAAGACCGCGAATGAAATTCATGTTGAAATGGATACGATTGTCACGGAACTTGAAGGAAAGTATGTGGCCGTATCGGACTTTGGAGTTTATAAAGAGGAAACTGACAGAAGAATAGAAGAAAACGCCAAGGGTACTCTCGATTATTTTACTTTTAAGCAGGAAATAAGCCCTAAAGTAGAAACGCTTGAAAATGATGTCGCAACTGCCACAAATACAGCTAATGAAGCAGTGGAAAGAGCAGACGCCCTTGAAACTGATATTGAAAATGTATCTAACACGGCTAACGCGGCAGTGGAAAAGGCCGACGCTCTTGAGACCGACGTTGAGAATGTTTCCAACGCGACTAACGCGGTGACAGAAAGGACAGACGCCCTTGAAACCGATATTGAAAATGTCTCCAACGCGACTAACGCGGTGACGGATAGGGCGAACGCAATCGAAAATACTATAAATGAACAACAGTCAGGGCTTAACGAGATATCGCAAAGGGTATCTGGCGCTGAGGCCGATATAACAGCAAGCCAGCAAGCTATCAGGGACAACGAAGCGTTGATAAAAAGCGAAGAACAAAAAAGAGAAGAAGAAATCGCGAGAACTGATAATGAAATAGAGGCCTTAAAGGAAAACGTCGATAGCATAAGCGATAAACTTGGAAAGTATCAGGTGAATACAGAGCAATTTATAAGAACGGGGCTGTTGTATTACGAAAAGGCCGTCATTGACGGAGTAGAGGTTTCTATACCGAGAATCGGCGTCGCTATAGGTGAAAATTTAACAACAATAACGATAGAAGACCCTGAAACCGGAGAGAAAAAAGAGGTATTAAGCAGACAAGGATTATATACGACGTATACCTCGGATAAATTGAGCTTTTATCTTAATGACGTTGAAGTAGCTTATATATCTAATGGCAAACTATACATATCTGAAGCGGAAATATTTGGCTTTAAATTAAAAACAGGTAAATGGCTCGTAAATACAGAAAGCGATTATTGGAATTTAGAATGGGAGGGATGATATGGCTTTATCACTATCAATAGGAACAAGTCAGCTTAGCCAATCGGTATCAGGAAACTATACTACACTTAGAGTAAATGTAAATATAAGCTGGACATTTGGTTCATGGGACCATTACGGCTCAACAAAATATGTAACCATAAACGGCTCTACATACTATTTCAGCAGCGCAAAAATAAATCCAAACAGGACAAATTCCGGTTCGCAAACATTATATAGCGTAGATGTGAACATTCCTCACAACTCGGACGGAACTAAAACCGTAAGTATATACGCGTATGTAGTGACAAGTACAGGAAGCGGGACTGTCACAGCGTCGGCTTCTCCTACATTATCGAGGATACCGCGAACATCACCGGCCACATTATCTGCCTCAAGCGTGACTACAGGCGGCAGTTTTACTGTATATACAAATAGGTATTCTTCAAGTTTTACGCATACGATAAAAATTACGCTCGGGTCAAAGTCCATAACGAAGACGGGTATCGGAACATCAGTGACGATTACAATACCAAGGGATTGGGCGGAGGCCTTGCCTAACGCCGCGAGCGGTACGGCTACGGTAGTATGTACTACTGACGGGATAGGTTCTGTTAGCAAGAATATTACCGTAAATGTAAACTCTAATGATATACCAACGCTTACAGAAGTAACAGTTGCTCCTTACAGCGCTAATACTGTGGTAAGCGGCTGGAATATATATCTGCAAGGATATTCGGCCGTACAGGTAACCTTTAATACGGCGGCGGGGGTTTACGGGAGCAGCATAGCAGGATACAAGGTGGTTTACGGAAGCAGTGAAGTAACGAAGTCACCGTATAGGACGCCTGTAATAAATAACAGCGGCGCTCAAAAAGTATATTGCTACGCGAAAGATTCGAGAGGACGCTGGAGCAAGGCTAAAGAAGTGAGTGTAGAGTTCTTGAGTTACGCTAAGCCGTCGTTATCGAACGCGCAGGCGTACAGGTCTAAAGATACAGGCGTAAAGGATGAGAAGAACGGAACGTCTCTTTCAGCTATTGCTACAGCGGTATTTTCGTCTTGCGGAGGGAAAAATAGCGCTACGTTGAAATGCCGCAGGAGACGGCGCGACGGGGATTGGATGAGTTATGTTTCAATGCAGTCGGGCAAATTAACTACTTTTGCACAAGGAGCGGTTTCCGTTACTTATTCGTATGAAGTAGAAATAAAAATTACAGACGCTCTTGGCGAAACAAATGAAGTGATAATCGAAATCCCTACAAAGGCGGCCGCGCTAAGTTTTTTGCCAGAAGGAAAAGGAGCGGCTGTGGGTAAAGTAGCTGAAAAGGAGGGAGTGCTCGAAGTCGCCTTTGACATTGAAACAGAAGGGAGCGTCACGACAGGGGATATACTCATTAACGACCCGGACCTTGAGGAGTTATGGGAATCGGTCTTCGGGGGGGGGGGGGGGGGGCCAGAGTAAAGGA